AGGGCCCAGGTACTGGATCATGGATAAATCGATGCCAGATCCAGTTATGCCCAAGTGGGTTACCAGTGATCCAGCATTGCGGAGTGGCTACCGCTCTTAAACGCCCTAAAAGCGTAAGAAATACTTCTTCAGATACTTCTTCAGCCTGGTCGATATAAAACCAGCCTAAGTTAATAGATAATAGTTTAGCCGGATCATCTAACGATCTAAATATGATCTCATGGCCATTTGTAAACTTGATCCTGTTCTCTTGCTTTCTGTATTCGTAATCAATCTCTGGTAAATATCCAGCAATATGAAGTAATTCAAAAAATGTTCTCTGGGTACTATCTCTAAGCTCTGGATAGGTCTGCCTGGCTATCATACCAAGTTGAGGCGGGTTCTTTGGATCCATGATCCTGGTCAATGCTTTTAAAATACCCGCAAATGTTTTACCATTACCAATACCACCAAAAAATGCAATGACTGGCTCTTCACATTTTGTAAATAAACTTTGATGTTTGTTTAAAACAATATTATTCATCTGTATAAACGATGTTTAACTGTGGAACTCTTAATTCGCCTTCCACTTTGGTTTTTTCTGTAAACATTGCCAGATGCTTCCCCTGGAGTTCACTGGCCTTTAAACTAACGTTGTACTGCTCTGATCCTTCCGCCAGTGTTCGCACTCTTTCAATATCTTCAAGCACTTTATCCGCTGTTAATTGAACTCTCTCTTCACGCTCTTTAATTAACTTTGCTATTTCATCTTGTAAGTAAGGTTTAGACAAGTTCTCACAACCTATTTGTTTTGCTGTTTTTTCGCTGTATCCAGCACGAATACAAGCCTGTGTAGCATTTAAATCAACGATGTATTCTTTACAGAACATTTTTTGCTTATCACTTAGTTTGGATTTGCTACGCATATGCTATAATTATTTGATCTGTAAGAAGCCCAGCACGTAACGCACTAATAGCCATCAAAGACCATAATTCTTGTTTATCTTCAAACTCACTAAACTCATATGGAAATTCCAGAATCACAGTTGATCCCACTCGGGCTGTCGTTCAATTTCTGGTTTATTTAAATCCAGGGAGAGAGGGGGCTTGACCATAGTTCCCTTATGGTACACAAAAGCCCCCATGATGAAGGCAATGAGAGTAATAAAGCTCTGAATTATAAAAGTTGTTAGATCCATATTTGGGTAGAATATGCACATAAACTAAATAACGGTAAATAGTGGATGTTATCTTTTTGTAATATATCTAACAAACAGGACACTTTTCTTTTTTCTTACCGTAAGTAGGTATGGTTCCTCTTGGGTGTCTGATAATTGATTTAGAATTAATTGCCTGTTCCCAGGTGCGTTTACAATCTGGACAAGCCTTGATCGCAATGTCTGCTCTGTACTGACTTGTTTCGTTTACGTGGCTTCTACCAGTCTTATTCTTTTTGATCTGTTTGTTGCTATACCTGGTAAACTTACCTTCGATATAGTCATTTAATATACTACCCATTTGGCCATCCTATCTCTTGCATTACTTTGTTAATATTATCTTCTTCAGTAGGAGCTTTAGGCTTTGGATTTTGCCTGGAGATTTTTGCTTTGTATTCCCAGGCTGGTACAAACTCACCTTCCAGTTCGCAATTATGAAATAACTGATCTGGTGGCAGTTTATCCTCTTTGCTTCTTTTTTCTGCTCCGCACTCATAACAGTTAAATATCTTTTCTTTTACTACAGCGTGTTTTTGTGGTGCATCCTTTACAACCAGATAACGATCTATTCCTTCCTGGAAAAAATATCGTATTTGTTTTATCTCTGTGTCTTTATCCTTAAAAAAACGATCAATACAAAGATTTACATTATCAACACCAATACGCTTACAAGCCTCATTGATGTGATGCGTATATCCAGCAAAACTCATTTCGGGTAAACCAAAACGATCATGGACTCTTTTCCAAATTTTCATATAAACAGATGCGGGTGTTTCTTTTTCTTTTTTTAATTCTTTAAATGTTTCTAATGTATTCTCTGTGTACCGTTCTCGTTTCGTCTGCGTGTCGTTTGACATACCGTCTGGGGTACCGTCTGCGTGTCGCCCACCCTGGTAAGTGTCGTAATTACAGATACTTAGGTGTGTCGCAACTCGTGTCGTTTGCTGTACCACCATCGTGTCGGTTTTGAGTACAGATATGAAACGCCTAACCTTGCCTGTTGACCACTTCCACCGCTTGGCAAATGTGTTCAAACTACAGCATACTTCACCACGTTTGATTACAACTAACTGCTCTTTCATGTAAACTGATCGCTCTTCATGTGATGCCATCATTAGTAGATCCATCCAGGCTTCAAACTTTGATTTAACTTCTTTGTTATCCCATAGCCAGTGATCTCTTATTTTTCGTTGTAGCCGTATCCAGCCACGTTTATCTTTATTCATAGGGGAACTCCATGTATTGATAAAAGAATCTTCTATTCTTCGTTTGGTTATTTTTACTGGGCTTCAACGCCAGGTTTATACTTGTTTCATTATTATAGGGCACAAAACACACCCACCCTTTTTTGACATAATAAACAGCAACAACATCAATAAGATCTTTTTTAACATACTTATGCAGTCTGACCTCTATTGCTGTATCTGTTTTCATATCTGTAATGGTTTTGATCTGTACTCTTATAAATTCTTTTTTTCTTCTTTCTACTATAAGATCTACGCCACGCTCATCGATCATCGGCTCATAGACATTGTAATCTGGATAGTTTTGCAAGATATGATGCTTCACAAATAGCTCACCACAAAAACCAATATGTGAGGGGTTTACTTTTTTAACCATCCTGGAAATTCTTATCAAAGTTGTCTATCTCTATACCGTGTAATATGTCTCTGATCTTTTCTGCACCTACACAGTGATCATATGTAGGAAAGAAATACTGCCACATACCCCCACGCATATTGATCCAATAACAAAAGGCAATACCAACCTTGCCTGTGTTTTTTTGAAACTCAATTATGGCAGTAGACTCACTTAATGGATGTATCTTCTTTACTTCAAATACTTCATTAAATACATTCTTATCTCTGTCTGGCCTACTAAAATTGTAAGCGATCTGATCTGCTTTTTCTTTGAGCTTAAGAGCTAATGCTTTTTTCATTTCTCAAATACATCCTTAACGTTCTGTATAAAACGTACATTGCTCATAGGCACAGTTGCCTTCAGCTTTCCAAGTAAATTCATTATTCTGCGTAATTTGACCGCAAAGATTGCATTTGCTTCAAGTAGCTCATCATTCTTCTTTTTAAGCTCACCTAATTCTTGTTCGTATTTTTTTCTACTAATTAATGGAAAATTCATTTTTAAACTCCTGGTATGTGAAAATAAATATTGGTGTATAATCTCCAACATAAGCACCAGCAATATTATAATAAAAATGCTCTAATGCTTCTTCTGTAGTCATTTCTTGATCTGTTAATATTTTAATTATTATGTGTATGTCATACACAAGTCTTTGGTTACCATCCATTCCAATGATAGCCTCATCAAAACCATCGGCCTTCATTGTCTCACCCCACTCACCATACTGATCAATAAACATTTGTAGATTACTATTCATAAGGATAGATCCTTACTATTGTTTTTGGTTCAGTGGAATATTCTTTAACGCTTTCACAGTGTACTATTTGACTATCATCTTTATAGAACACACCATTCAATGCATCAAATACAAATTTGATATAGTTATCCAGGTCTGGCCTACTAATAGGATAAATAGGGGAGCTGTCTTTGACTTTTTCGCTGTTACGACCAGTTCCAAAATGTGACTTTGGTCTGTCGATATAAACCTCGACTGTCATCGAGATCGCTCCATATAGAGGATCCTCGGGAGCCAAAATTTGGACTTTCTTTAAAAAATTAGCTTTATCGGCCTTTGATGGATCATAATTGAAGATCCGACCATTGCGGGTAGTATGCCTATGGCGTTTTAGAGCAATAGGTTTTCCAGGAATAATGAGTTCCATAGTTTAAGGTTCCTTTGGTATGTGGTTTTGGTATGTAGCACTATAATTTCTGCTTACTTCTAAAATGAGTATCCGCATACTCGGTTAAGCGATCCATTAACTGCTGTGCTTTTTGTACTCTGGTCTTATCATGGTTTTCTTTTTCTGTCATAATAAGTTTGCCCAGGCCATCCATAATTAATACAAGTTCATCTACGCTGATCTCGTTTGACGGTCTGTTCTTTAAAGCTGATTCTATCTGTATTAAAAAAGCTGTTAGATACACATTCATATCCAACGCTTCCTCTATTGCTTCTTTTAAAAAATTTCTTTTATCATTTAAACTAAGAGTATCACCGTACTTCTTTTTCCCAATATCAAGTCTTTCTTCTATTCTTGATACGATCATTTCGTTTATGCGGATCGGTGTCTGGTCTGATTGATTCTCCAGAATCTTCTCTAATTTTGAGTTTGCCATATTCTGCTCTTAGTGTTTTGATTAATAATTGTAATTCTCTTAGCGGGATCTCATTTAATGAACGCCAATCCATCAGTCTGATCTTTACTTTCAAAGTTCTGTGCAACCCTAACCCCTCTGGATAATCCAATTGAGCTAATGAGTATGCCTTTATAAGATCCCGCCATGTATTCATCTACCTACGTAATTAGGAACCGTTTACAACTTCTTGTAAAGCTGTTTTAAGATGCAGATTCTTTTGCTCATTTAGATTATCATAATTGTCTAAATAGTAAACACATTGATCTGCGGGTATAGCTGATATTTTTTTCCCTTTATTCGCACCATTAAAAGGCCACAATACAGCACCATCACTATTTGCTTCTTTACTTTGTGAGTTTCCGTCACCCGAAACCCCATTACCTTGTGAGTTTCCACCGCCCGAAACCCCATTGCTTGTGGGTTTAAGGCTCCTGTTATTATTTTCTGCCCACTTCTGCATCTCTTCCGCAGAAGCAAACTCGTCACTCTCTCCACCATATACAGGATGAAAGTTTCCTATTGCTCTACCGATAGCAACTGTTTCAGCCTTCTCTAATGCTTTATCAGCACCAAGAATGTTGTGACCGTGACCAACAGCAACTGTAACACCATCTGGATTATTTATTGTTGCTTGGAATACAACAGATTCATTTGTTATACTGATCGGCTCAGTCTTAATAGCCCATCCATCCTTTGCTGGAAAAGTATCTCTAAAGTCTTTTAAACGATTAACAACTTTAGTGTATTCTTTTCCTTTGATATTGATTGTATTTCCCACTATTTACTCTCCTTTGTTATGCGAAGTGTGCGATATGTACTTCCTTCCTGGAGATACTTACCATACATCTTCGGGTTTTCTGTTTGAAAAGTTTTGCGATCAAATGTGGTGCGAGGTTTACTATTCTTATATGTTGCAATAGTACGCTCACCATCATTGACTGACTCATAATGACCAATAGATTTTTTGATCTGTATCTCAAGGTCTTTAATACTTACATCCAATTCTTTTTTTGTTTCTTTGAATTGCCTAAGTGTTTCAAACCTTTCGATCAGCTTACTATCTGCGATCATAGACTCACCATTAGCCTCTGGATATGTTTGCTTAATATCAGTATCAGTTAAAGCCTCTGGCGGTTCCTGGGTAACTACGTGATTATTCCAGAATGCTACACAATCATCTATAATAGGCTGTATATACTCTGGCTTATATTCGTATTTATATATATCAAAGCTGTCTATACCAGCATAGCCATAGGTAAGTAAGGCCACATAAGCATACTTCATTCCAGTGATATGCATCTGCCCTTGTATCTGCGTATAATACTGAATAGGTATCTTACCGCCCCAGGTGTCTTTAGCGATCTGTGATGCTGTCTTGATCTCTAATACTGCATCTGGCTGTCCATCTTTAAAATGAATAATACCATCCAGGTTAGTAGCTAAAAAATCATGGTCTTTATGAAAACGTACATACGGATCAATAGAAACAATAACATCCATATCTTCCTCTACCCATTTAGCAACCATACCTTCAATATCTCTGCCGTGACGAAGAATAATATTATCATATGGTTCATATCCAAATAACTTCTCGTTCCATACATCAAGCGGACTTTTATATCTATTATACAGCTTGGCAACTACAGCCCACTCACTTGTACCGATGTAGGACTTACGTAGATCCAGATCTAATCCTTCTTGCTTAATAGGATCTCTCATATTGCTCTCCATATATTTACAATAATTACCATAGCTACCAACGTGATCAGATACACCTCACAAAGCAAACCTAAACGGTCAAATGCTTTATCGAATTTCTTTTCCCAGTTCTTCATTATATACTCTCTCCTTCTAAAGGTAAATCAGCCCCACAATCCACACACGAAAGGCATTCGGGAGCGTTAACTTCGGGTTCATAGGGCTGATATTCTGTGTCGTTATGTTGACACTCTAATGCTTCCCGCTCATTAGACTGCGGAGTCCTTGCATCTGCACAAGAAGGAAGAGGTAAGACAGATGCGTTTGAGCGGGTATAGTTAAATCTTTTTGGGTGTCCTAATGGATAAGGCATATTAATTACTCCCTTTAAATGCAGTTGGAAATGTGTTTCTAACTCTTCTTTTAAAATCCCTCTTTGCATAGATTTCTTGATCTAACTTTTTTCTGGCAGTATCTTCTTTATGTATCATCTTAAAAAATGCATCTAAAGTCGCTTCATTTATGTTGTTATCATCAAATAATTTTTCTATATGCTTGACATACCTATTAAAAGTTCCTCTTAGATTCTGAAAATTCCTGGTAGTATAGACTTCATATTCATCATCCCACCAAACTTCTATATAATATGTTGGATTAATGAATTTAGGATTACTCCAAACTCCTGGTTCTGGTTCATAATCAACGTGCTTAAAGTCGATGCTAATATGATTTACACCTGGAAGATTTAGATCGAATGCTGTGTATTCACAATTAATTATATCAAGATATTCATCCCACCTTGATCTCGATAAATCGGGATTCCATTCATATTTTCCGTGTTTAGTATTCATCCTACACCTCCTCAACATATAGATCGTAAACAATACCAGCTAACCAGGGTATATGCCTCTCTTCAAACTGAATGCCCTTATCATATAGCTCAGACTGCAAAACAACTTCAGCGTGGTGTTTAAGGGTGTGTTTAGATGGTCTATAAATCTCTGGTAGATATAGAAATGATTTATAGGCTTTATTGACGATTTTTGTGATTACTGTTTCCATCCTACACCTCCTCTAACTTTGGAAGGTATTTAGAATCTTCGATGCATTGTTCTCTTAATGCTTTTTGTTCTTCCCATACAATACCCTCTTTAAGCCAATCAATCATTCCAGTATATCTATTTCTAATAACTCCATCTGTAAACACTGCAACTTCTTCACTCCAATCTGCTTTCATACATTTTGCTGTTGATAAGTCGTGATGCTTTAATAAGTATTCCAGCCAATTAATAACATCTTCAGCACATGACAATTGAACACCTTGTATTTGAGTTGTTTTTTTATCTTCCATTCTCTTCCTTCTTTCTTGTTTTATTACAGTGTGCGTACTTGCACACTTTTGTTATTAATAAAATTTTCCAGAGTATTTGTCTCAATTAAAAATATCTTCCTGGAAAATCTTACCGCTGGTATTTCACCAGACTTTATCTTGAGAATCACATCTTTATTTGTGACTCCTAATTTCTTTGCTACTTCTGTATGTTTTAAATATCTTGTCATTTTAAATTTTTTTTGGTACCTTATTGTTGTAATATTCTTAATATGCTTAATAATTATTTATTTACCTTATTGGAATATATACTACAAAAAGATTACAATGCAACAACATTAAAAATTATATTATGTCAAATATCTCTGAGTTAATAGAAGTAATAAAGAAACGTGAGGGATTACGTTTTGATAGCGAAGTAGCTACATATATGGGAATAGACCGCAAGTCTTTGGCGGTTGCCAAATCAAGAAAAGTGATACCTATTAGTTATATAAACTGGTATTGTAAACATTATGATATACAAAGACAAAAATTTGAAGGGCATCTAAAGGGCAGTGGCACAAAAGAAAATGAAAGCGAGGAAAGTGTGGAATACACAATAATAGCACAGCGAGAAACAATCGAGCTACAAAAAGAAAAGATAAAGAAATTAGAAGCAGATGTTAAAAAACATCGAACAAATCCAGTTCAATCCACCCATTGGGATAGTTTAGAATATGATTTTCTTGTAAAAGTAGAATTATCTTTTAAAGGTCTTAAAATAGGAAGAAAAATAGTAGAAGTAGAAAATATAAATATTCTTTGTCAAATATTAGGATATTCTAATAAAGAAATGTCTGATTTTTTTAGTATAGGAACTCATTATAATGATTTTGATAAACACCCTATAGACACTATTATAACAAAAGAATCTATAAATGTTCTTGACCAAAAAAACAAAACATTACCTTTACTTTTTAACCAATTAAAAGATATGGTTGGAAATCATTATATTCCTATTCCAATTAGCTATATAGCAAAAGATAATACAATAGTTCACACAATTTCTTATAATAAAGTTAATTGGCTTAAAAAAACTGTAGAATCTAAAGTTCAAATATTAAAAGAAGGATAGTATACTAAATATTGAGCCGTATCTATAAAAGATCTGGAAGTCCTTATTGGTGGTATACCTCTGGTACGCCACCACATAGGAAACAAAAATCAACTGGCACCAAAGATAAGCGAGTAGCAAAATTATTACAAGACAAATGGGATAGAGAGCTTGTATTAAGAGAACAAGGAATATCAGTACCCACTGTTGACATTGTAAAACCTAAAAATTTATATATTGCAGAAATTGAGGCAAATAAAAAACCTCGATACGCAAAACAAGTTAAATCAACTCTAAATGTATTTGTTGATAGAAACCCTGGTATAACTAACAAACACCTCACTGCTTTTTTTATGCAAGAGTATTTTGCTAAATGCAGAGATCTAAATCTATCACCGCAAACTATTATACATTATCAAAAGATATTATCTAATTGGTGTAACTGGATGATGGCAATGAGATACCTTACAGAAAATCCATTAGTTAAATTAATAAAACCAACATTAATAAAAGTAAGGCCACGTAAATCGTTCACAAAGCAAGAAATAAAAACAGCACTTACAAAAGCAAGAAAGAAAAAAGATCATTTGTTGTGGAGCGTATTATATGCAACAGGATTAAGAACAGCGGATGCTTGTACAATAACAATTGATGATATAGATGGTAAATACATCGTTAAATCGCAAGAAAAAACAGATGGCAAGGTTGTTATACCAATACATAAAGATTTAGCTAAAATGGATATATTTAATATTATGAATCCAAATAGCACTGGTAGATCCAGGGAGAGACTAAAAGAAATATTACCAAATGGTGACCTACATACTTTTAGACATTCCTTTGCCACACATTTAGAAGAGTTAGGTATTACCAGGTGGGATACAAAATGTTTATTAGGTCATAAAGCGAATGATGTTACTGCTCAATACGTTAAGGTGAATGTTGATCGATTATCTAAATACATTAATCAACTTGAAATTGTCACATTTTTGTCACATTCCAAATGACACTATCTCTGCTAATAGTAGCTATTTTGCATACTTATATATAAGAAAAAACTCGCCTTTGTAGACGAGTTTCTCCTCGAGTACGCCCGGCAGGATTCGAACCTGCGGCCTTATGCTCCGGAGGCATAGCTTCTTACTGATA